TTCTCGGCAGTTGTTTCGTTTGCCCAAGAAGCAGTCCTATGAGTTTCTGTACGAGCAATTAAGTTTGCTCGTGCTACACCAAAACCAATAATTGTATTTCTTAATAAAGTACCAGTTTCAGCATCAGAAAGACCATTGTTATAACCAGTATTAATTGCATCAACAATTCTCTTTCTAGTTGTCTCATTTATATCGGTTACTAATGTACCAATATTTTCTTCAATATACAAGTTTAACTTTCTATCAAAATCAGAATCAAAGTCTTTTACATTTTGCATTCTATCTAATGCATAATTTTTAAAAGCATTTGCAATAATCGTATATTGTATTCTAAATATATTTTGCAAGTCTTTTCTAAAATCATTTATCTTTAGGTTTAAAATCGTTGTAGAACCTGTATTATATGCTTCAAAGACTTCTACTGCCATCTTATCGTAATATGCTTTTAATCTAGCTTCATATTGTCTTATAAATGGTTCTCTTAACCTATTTTGCCTATGCCATTCTCTTTCTGCTACCTGTTTAGCACCAAAAAATTGTATCTGTCTTTTACTAAAAAACATTAGTGTATTGTTCCATGTGGTTCTTGCTCATGTATTATTTCTGGAGCAAAATCTAAAGCATGTGTAATAAAAATATAACTAGCTAAATTAAGTGCATCTGATTTGCTATTAAGTGTACCAATTCTTATGACTACATTACACTCATTAGTTTCTTTGTTTTCTTCTATATATAATTTTGTTTCTACTTTCTTCATGTTTTCAAAGGGTGTCCTGATGGCAATAAATCTCTGTCAAACTGACCACTTCTAAACCTACCTCGTCTTACAGCAAATAAAAACGCATTTACTCTAGCATAAGCCCACTGTTCTTCACTTCTTACAGTTGGTCTTACACTACTAGGGTTAGTTCTATATGCACCCACACCTCTTCTGAAAACTGCCGCTAACATTCTTAATGTAACTCTTTTTCCTCTTTTATCACCATGCTTATCATTATGTTCTTTGACTTTATTTCTTAAACCCTCTCTTACTGCCGCTGTTAATTGTTTTTCTTCAAAGTTCTTATCTGTTAATTCTGAAACTTCTTCTACAAATTTATTTCTTTCTCTGTTTAATTGATCAACCTTTTTATTAGACCAAGTTTGTCCAGCATCTCCTCCCCAAAGTGCCCAAGCTATACGACCAGCAGATGGATAACCTTTTTCACCTGGTCTAAAACCCTCTGCTCTTTTATCTACTTCGTGTCTTGCAAAAAAAGATTTCATTCTTCTTACTGTTCTTGGTGAAAGTTTATCACCTCTTACAATTTGGTTTGCTCTAGCTACACCAACCATAGTACCACCTCTACCAAATTCTTTTCTCCACTCTAAACCTTTTCTGGCTTCTTCTTGCATACCAGCAGTTGGTTTTGTATCTATATCTTTTTCTGCTTTTACCATTTCTTCTATTTCTTCATCTAATGCTTGTTGGTCTAAATCTAATTCTTCTGTTTGGTTTTCTTCTTCTATCAAATCTTTTGGTAAATCTTCATCTGTACTTGGTGCTGTTTCGTCACTAGCTTCATTTAAAGGCATTAAAGTTGCTGGTACTAATAAAGTATCTGCACCATCTATCTTTTCATAACCAAGTTGTTCTCTTGCTTCATTCCTAGTAAGAATACCATTTTGAACACCTTGAGTTACTGATTCAAAAACTCTTGTTCTTTGTTCTGCCATTGCTGGTATAGAATCAATATCGTATCTAATTTCTAAATCATCACCAAATCTTGGTACTAACCATTCATTAAGATCAGATTGTATTCTATCCAATAAAGGAATAATTGTTTCGTTATATAATGCCAGTTTAGCTTCTGCAAAATTAGAATAAGTTTGTGCATCTGGTATTCCTATAAGCTGACTAGGTACTCCAAAAATTAAAGCTATATCTTTTGCTGACATATTTTTAAGTTGTATAAAATCCATATCCTTTGGGCTTAAACCCATTTCTTTCCAATCAAAGTCTCCCTCCAACAACATTGGCTTACCTGCATTACCAGTTCCGCTAAATCTTTGAGTTAAATCAGTCATTAACTGATTTCTTTGTAAATCTGATAATTGTATCTGTGCACCAGTTTCATCTTTTGGTTTGAATACAACTGCACCACTTGGTCTTGCACCATTTTGTAATAAATTTACATTATGTTTATTTGCCAAGTTATGTTGGTCTATATCTGTTGCCGCAGATTGAATTGGTGATAATCCATAGTAGTCATCTAAAGGATTAAATAATTTTATATGCTTAACTTTAGAATTACCAGTTGCAGGATCAACTTGGTAGCTATTAGCAATCTGTCCACCAACCATATAATCGTATGCTTTTGGTATAGCTGTTTGTGAACCTTTAATTCTTATTCTATCTGGTCTTAATGTGTATAATTCTATTGGTGGTGCATTTTCTGCGCCACTTTCTAAAATGTAACTATTACCAGAAATTAAAAGATATGAATATAAACTTTGAAAAAATTCTACTTGTCCTTGTGTTGGATTAGGTGAATATAATAAATCTTTAAGTGGGTGGTCATCTACTTCTTGATCCCCTCTAAATAAATTAATCTCTACTCTTGAAGCATTGTTTGCAATTAAGTCTATACATTTTTTTACTATTGCATTTTCTGAATAACCCTCTTGTGAAAGTTGGTCGTATCTTGTTTTTTGCTGATAAGATGTATTAACACTATTGTAATAAACAACAGGTGCTTCTTTTCTATAAACTTGTTTTTGTTTTTTTTGTCCACCAAATAAATTTCTTATGTTATCAAATATACTTGCCATTAGCTTATTCTCCAAAATGCTTTACCGCTTCTTAATGTTAATTCTGTAAGTGCCCATACTAAAGCATCTAATCTGTCAGGACTGCCAGTATAAGAGATAGGATTATAATTACACATTTGATCTTCCAAGAACGGAAACGCCTTTTTATGTACAACTCTGTTTTGTTCATACAATGCACTCACTGGTTCAGCTCTTAAATACTTGCCCTTTGTTGCTCTTACACTTCCAAAATTAACATTCATATCTATCGTTCTTACAACCTTTTCTACCAAATCTCCACCATTATTTACTTCGGCTATTATTTTATCTGCATCATATTTATAATAAGCATCTATACATTTTCTTGCCCAACCATCTGGTGAATACTTTCCTGAAAGGTCATCTATAATATAATATAAATTATCTTCACCTAAACCAGCTACAACTATTCCAGTTTCAGAAGAATTTTTATTTTGTGTAACTGCTGGGTCAATAGCTATTACAATTCTTTTGTAGTTTGTTTCTTTTTCTACTTTTTCCAATGCTTTTTGTATTACATTTCTATTCCATAAAGCACCCTCTACATCTTCTAATACTTCTGCATACAATTCTTGCCTACCAAGTCTTGTACCCTCATATTTTTCTTTAAGTTTATCTACTGCAGATTTTGCAAGGTTATCTATATTATCAAAGGTACTTCCTTTTGTAATATGTATATCTTTGTTATTTAATAATCCTTTTAATAATTCAGATGGCTTTGGTGTGGTTGTAATTATACATTGTGGTTTATCTCCAAGACGCAAACCAAATAATAATTGATCATAAGTTTCAGGGTCTCTCCAGCTACCAAGTTCATCACACCATGCTCTATGAAATTGTGGTCCTCTTAACCTATCTGGTTGTTCAGCAGAAAAAGTCTTGTATAATGTCCCATTTTTTAATTTAAGTTCACCAATAGACCTATTCCAGTTTTCGATAAGTTCTGGTTCTATAACACTTAAAAGACCAGATACACCTTCAACGCAAGTATCTCTTGCATCACCAAATGTTGGCGTAACAATAGCAATTCTGCTGTTTGGTTTTGTTAATCCATAAAAAGCTATATCTTGTGCACCAGTTCTAGTTTTACCCCAACCTCTACCAGCAAGTACCAACCAAGTATTCCAATCACCCTTTGGTGTTATCTGGTTCTGTCTTGCTGTCTTGCACCATTTTAAATGGCTCAGTAATATTTTTTGGTTTGGTAAAGTTAATTTCGTCAAATACTCTTCTGATTTCAATAAGTTGTTTTGGTTCATCAAAGAGTTTATCTCCATCTTTTCCTGTAAGTTCATGGTAATTTGTTTCTCTCCACCCAGCTTGTGTTTTTAGCCAGAATATTTGCGCAGTTATATTACCATCTTTAGCCGACTTAAACAATGCTTGTGATATTACTGCATTTGCTTTCGCTTTGCTAGTATCTAATTCATTTCTGTAATGCTTTCTTAAAGTCGGTTCTGATATTTTTAATATCTCTGCTATTAGTTTTTGCGGTACACCAGCTATTGTTAATGCTTCTACATTTTTGGCATCTTCATTAGTTTTTTTATATTCTGGTCTTCCAGCATTAGATTGTTCCATAATTTCTTTTTTATAAACGAAAAAAAT